TGATTGATACTGAACAAATTTATTCGCAGTGTGTGTACGATGTTGACAACAGGTACGTTACCCTGCGTTTGAAAAATTGTGGAGTTAGCCAAATGGGTTCGTTCTGGCTCATAATGTCCGACACATCCAACGATCCTAAATTGGATCAAGAAGTCTCAATCTTCTTGACTCCGGATGATTTGAGAGAAGTCATCGCTAGTTTGACAGAGGCGCTAGAGAAAAATGAAAGAAGAAATTAAACTAATGTGGTCTGACCCACGCTTCCAAGTCTTGGCCAATGTTCTTCATCTACTGGAAGGCGATAGGATCTGGGGCGGTCAGGATTGGCATTATAACCCTATTCATCCTTTTAAGTATCTGCCCGTCAGGGACCAGGTTCGCCAAGCATTGGATGCTGTTAAAGCAGAGTACGGAGTTGAAGAATGAACAACCAAAGACTCAAAGCCTTGCTTGAGGAAGTTGGATTTGTTGGGTATCGCAATGCCGCTGGATTTGTTAATATCCCAGTCCCTGCTTTTATTAGTCAGATGGATCAATTCGCTGAACTTATTATTCAAGAGTGTGCCAGGGTTGCGGTTGCAACACCTTGTCCAATCACAGATGAAATCAGCAAGCAGTCTCAAGGGCACACCTGGGATATGGCTTGTGTCGAATCGGGGCGGGCTATCAAACAACATTTCGAGAGTCAACGATGAATGAACGTATTAAAGCGTTAGCCGTAGAAGCTGATTTTGCCTTGTATGAAGACGGAAACTTTCGTTCTGACCCTGGGCAATGGATCAACGAGGAACTAGAGAAGTTCGCTAAACTTATTGTTCGGGAATGTTGCCTATTTGTGTATGATGAGGCCGAGGCTAATATTAAAAAACATTTCGGAGTTCAAGATGAACGATAGAATTCTCCTACTTGTCGAACAGGCAATGGTAACAACACCTGTGGCAGAAGGACCACTTAGTCACACATGGTTTGACAGAGAGAAGTTCGCCAAACTTATTATTCAGGACTGCATTAGTCAAACTGCCTTAGTGGGTATTGGCAATTTTAATAATCCTGATATTGTTTGGGCAGTTGATGCATCTATCGACAACATACAAAGACATTTTGGTATCGTACCAGAGTAACATAGAGAACTATAATGTATCTAACTAAAAAAGAAGTTGTGAAAATTTTAGAGGTTATGGAAAATTTTCCAGAAGTTGATAAATTTGAATTGGATCAAGACAATAGTTCTGGCATTGGATCACTAACTACTTTAATTGTTCATACCACCATTAATAGTATTAAGGGTAAATTCACGATTGAAATTTCTAATTTAGAGGATTGGTAATGAAATATATTTTGATACTTTCGCTAGTGTTACTTACAGGATGTGGGCCATATGCAAAAGAAACACGCTGGCCCGTTATGCCTGAAGGATTACAAGATTGTAAAATCTATAATCTATCAGATGGTAATGGTCATGCGATTACAGTTGCTCGTTGTCCACTATCAGCGACAACAGTAAAAAATTCAAATAAGTTGCCTACAACATCAGTAACCATTGAAAATATAGATACCGCAAAATGAATCAATGTGATTGGCTTATGCTTATGTGTTTATTCTGTGGAATTTCACAGGGTGTTTGGCTGGGCTGGTATATTTGGCGTAAACCACAATTAACCGAGGAAAAATAAATGACATCAAAACCACTCCGAACATTCCGCGATTGTCCATTCTGCGGACATGACTTAAACAGTGATGATATTATGGACACTGTTTACCCCACTGATCGCGAGCGTACCTCCTGGCAAGTGGCATGTCAAACATTAGCAGGTGGATGTGGGGCTACTATGTACGGTGAAACTGAGGAAGAAGCCATGGACAATTGGAACAGGAGAATAAAATGAAACAACTAATACGTGAAGCGTTTGAAACTTATACTTTGCCAAACTTTCGGGATGGTAAGGTTGTGTTTTTTAATGGGGAATACAATAACGATACAGTACAAGAACATTGGCAAACTTTCCAAGAAGGATGGGAATCCGCTGTTAAAGTCCTCCAAGCAAATAAAATCAATAGCGAGTACACTGATATACTGAGTACTGGTGGATATGATCCACGAAATACTCACCCGTTAGGAATGCGTGAATGAATCACTATCTTAAACAACTAGCAGAACAAGCAGAACAGCACGCAACTAGAGCTATAAAAAATCTACCTGACGATGCTCCCGTAGGATTTATGGACTATTATACTGAACATCTAGTAAAATTGGTTATTACCGAATGTGCTCAGTTAGCTGATAGCTCTTGGGATATATCGGGAAATATGATTAAAAAACATTTTGGGATGGAATGAATGAGGTATTTCACGTTTGTTCAACCAAAGAATCTTGCAGGTGACCCCGAATATATCACTATGAGTGAGGATGAAATTCGTAAGGAGTATTGGCCTCATTGGTATAAAAAAATGTGTGATAAGTATGAGCAGGCATACGTAGATGAACATTATTCTTTTGAAGAGTGTTTAGATGACTGGAAGATAGTTCACTGGGCTTGGCAGGAGGGAAACCATAGTCAGTATTGATCTATGCCCATCAATTATTTTCGCCGGCGCAAATAACACTTGACAAGCAATTAAATTGTTGCTATAATATATAAATGACAACTACAGCAATCCCGGCCGATGGCATTGAGGGCATGTTGATCTGGGTGCATGGTCTAGACAGATTTATGTTTAGAGTTTACAATCCAAATCACACATTCAAAGATTATGACATCGACCACAGTGACCTTTGCGTGACCATCAAAGATCAAGACGCTTACTTTTATGAACACGATAACGGGCTACTGACACTAGATCATAGCCCGGACACATTAGGCCACAATAAGAAATAAGAATATGCGTTATATAACCAATCAATTTCATTCAGTAGTCCTTCCCTATGAAGAAGGAATGATTGAATGGCTACACGAAAATTATCCAATGTCTAAATATTATATTGTAGAGGTAAATGACGATGAAATTTAAGAAAAAACCAGTTGTTATTGAAGCCGTAAAATTTGAGTATACCACTGTGGGTATCGACCGTTTAAGAGAGTTTTGCGGTAATAGACTTGGCAACGTTACTCAAGCGCGGCACATCAATGCTAAAGCAGAGGCCGAAATTGCCACCTTGGAAGACGGTGTAAAATTAAAAGTAGTTCACATTGCAACCGAAGGTGATTGGATTATTAAAGGTATACAAGGAGAGTTGTATTCCTGTAAATCAGACATTTTTGAGCAAACATATGAAAGATGTACTGAATGACTAATCAACACACTGATCTAATATATCGCCTACGTGAGAGGGCTAGGATCAGGCGTCAAATTCCATCTCGTAAATCGGTTGAAGAGGGCAAACCTGACAGGATTTCTGATCTGCTAGAAGAAGCTGCCGCCGTTATAGAAACATTGACCGTTACTGCTGCACCACTGCAAAGAAATCCACCTCCCCCGCCAATGTCTGATGAAATGTATGCTGCCCTAGACCGAGGAGATTATCAACAATCAATGGGAATATAATGTGTAGGGTTGATAAAGAAAAAATCTCCCTTGACAAATAATACAAACTCTGTTACAATACGGTATATTAAATAAAAGGAGTTTCAATGTCGGCCTCGTGGATAAACAAGCTAATTGAGAGTGATAGCCGCCTTCATAAAGAAGATGTCATCAAGCAAGCCCTAGAAGCGGCTACCTTGGGCAGTACTAATGCTCAGACTTTTTTAGAACTCACCAACTTTTGTTATAACCCATACATTACGTTTGGGGTAAAACAGATTCCCTCAACTATTCTTATCACCGAAGCTGAAAATCCTTGGGAAGAATTCAAAGAATTGCTTGTTCAACTCAGTCTTCGTGGTCTCACTGGTCACGCAGCACGTGATGCTATCGAGGATATTAGTGGGCGATTTGATAGCGCAGAATGGAATACCTTCTGCGCAGCGGTAATCAGGCGTGATTTGAGGGCAGGTGTCAGCGATAAGACCATCAATAAAATCTGTAAGAAAACTGAGTACGAGATTCCAATCTTTGGGTGTCAACTAGCAACCAATAGCGAGGGTAGGCCTGAGATGAAGGGCATCAAGCGCCTTGAGCCTAAACTTGACGGTGTGCGTGTATTGCTGACCGTGATCCCTAGCGACAGTGGATTGACTACCATCTGTTTTAGCCGCAATGGCAAACAGTTTGAGAATTTTCAACACATTGAAGAACAAGTCCGAGATAACTTTCTTAAACTATGCCGTGCTGCGAAGGGTACTGATCAAGGGCGTGCCATGGCTAATGGAGTAGTATTTGACGGTGAAGTGATTGGTAATACATTCCAAGAACTAATGCGACAGGCCCGTCGTAAAACAGATGTCCAAGCCGAAGATAGCGTTTTTAATATCTTTGATGTTATTCCCTTGCAAGAATTCCGTGAAGGACATTGGAATGCTCAACTAAATCAGCGTATTCAACTACTTGAGGCAATGCGTCCCGTAATTGATACTATGCCCAATGTTGAATTATTGCCGCATATTATGGTAGACCTTGACACCGCTGCCGGAAAAGATCAATTGGAACGGTATGCAAAAGATCAGGTCAATGCTGGGTTTGAAGGTATTATGATTAAAAATGTGGATGCTCCATATGAATGTAAGCGTAATACGTTTTGGATGAAATGGAAACCTACTATCACAGTTGATCTGGAGGTAGTGGGTGTTGAAGAGGGTACTGGAAGAAATCTTGGCAGATTGGGTGCATTAGTTTGTGCCGGAGAAGATGACGGAAAAGAAATTACCGTCAATGTTGGTAGTGGTTTTAGCGATATTGACCGAGATAGTCTTTGGGCTGACCGTAATATGATTATTGGTACAACTTGCGAGATTTTGTGTGATGTGATTACCCGCAATATGGACGGAACATACTCACTACGTTTTCCCCGCTTTGTGCGCTTCCGTCTCGACAAGTAAGTTATTGCGATGAAGACCGTAGCTGAATACTTTGCCGAAAACAGATACAAACCAAAATACTTTCTAGGTGACCGAGTTACTGGCAAATGGAATAAGATTCCATTTGTTGGTACTGTTGCTAATGATAGTGTAGTTAGTGATACTGAAGGTCCAAAAATCAGTATCTTTTTAGATTTGCCGATCAAATACAAAAATAACATCCATACGATTATAGTTGCCAAACATCGGGATGTGAAATATTTTAAATAGGATATAATATGGAAGCGCACGAATTAGTTGGTAAATCTTATGTATTTCCAGATGGAAATAGTATTTCTGTCTTTCAAGTTAAAGAGAGAGATGGGTTGGAACTATTTGTTACCTATCATATTCAAAATGGGCCCGGCATCCCTAGAAAGCACGTATTATCTATGAACGAGTTTATGGACTATTATGGCCATCTATTCCAAGATCCAGTAATAACTGATGATACTTGATGAGAGTTAAATAGTCTAAATACTCTATGGCTATTAATCGTATCTTAACTTTCTCCAATCTCGTATTATTCACTGCACTCTCATTAAGCGCCATTGCCGCTTGGTATAGCATTTTAGGCTTGATGGCAATATTCGCCGCAGCCGCCATACCCATTATAATAATGGGCGGTTCATTAGAGATAGCAAAGGTTGTAACAACAGTATGGCTACATCGCTATTGGGCTATGGCCAGCTGGACTATTAAAAGCTACTTAGTTCCTGCTGTATTTGCGTTAGCATTTTTAACCAGTATGGGAATATTTGGGTTCCTAAGTAAAGCTCACTTGGATCAAGGTGTACCGGCAGGTGATGTTATTGCTAAAGTAGCAATATTTGATGAAAAGATTAAAATAGCAAAGGACAATATAGATGTCAATCGCAAGGCGCTCAAACAGATGGATGAGGCAGTGGATCAGGTCATGGGCCGCTCATCAGATGAAAAGGGTGCCGATAAAGCGGTACAGATTCGTAGAGGACAGCAGAAGGAACGTAGCAGACTACTCGCCGATATCGAAGCCGAGCAGAAAAAAGTTAGCCGGCTTGTGGAAGATCGAGCGCCCGTGGCGGCAGAGGTTCGCAAAGTTGAAGCAGAAGTTGGACCAATCAAATACATAGCAGCATTGATCTATGGGGACAACCCGGACAGCAATACATTAGAGCGGGCAGTAAGATGGGTGATCATCCTAATTGTGTGCGTGTTTGACCCATTGGCGTTAACATTGGTTATCGCCGCTAATACCAGCCGTATTTGGGAAAGAAAAATAGAAGAGGATAAGAATACAAAAAATCTTATCCCGCCAAGTATAGACCTCGTTATTCCTGCGATACCTGACTTGATTGATACTGTAACTGACAAACCCATTACCGAACAAGCGGAAGAGGTATTTG